TTCAAGATGATAAACATAGTCATCTATTCTAGCAACACTTGACAAAAGATTGAATCTAAAATGTCTTTCGTCATCTTCATATCCATACGCTACAAAATTTTCATTCTCACCACCTAATTTTTTATATTCCTCTGTGTCAAAAAACTGACAGAAACCATACTTAGCATCCCACTGTCTCATGTGACCATTGAAGTATTCAAAGTTGAAACCAGAGTTTATAAAGTTTGTCACTTCGTTATCACCTACATGACATTGGAACTGATAATTACCATTTCCATATGGATAGATTACTTTGACAGGTTTTCCATTCTCCACATCAGGATGCACCCACCCCTTTGCTATCATGTTTGTAGCATTGATGTATGTTTCTAATGGTAATAAAATATCACTATCGTAATTTACTACAACAGGTGTGTCCACCATCCACAACATGTCATTGAGAATTTTTGTTCTGTGAAATGTAAATTCCTCACTCTTCTCAAAGACATGATGAATACATTCAAGCCACTCAGGTTCTAATGCCTGTTTTAATACAGGTAAAACTTCTCTCTCATATACTGATGATTCATCTACCTCTTTGACAATTATTTTAGTATCAAAATTACGAGTAAGATATATCAATATTGTGATGATATTTCTCATACGATCAGCAGTTTCAATCCTAAGTGGAATGATGAACGTGGTCTTAGTTAGATCAAATCTTTT